ATGAATGAAAGTAAAGAATTAAATGCTATGCTAGCATTAAACAAAAGATTAAACGGTTAAGTTTCGTCGCAGTTAGCACCCTGTCCAAGGTGCCAAATAGACCCTCCGGGGTCTATTTTTTTGTGTAAATAAAGTTATGGCAAAATCACTAGACGGCGTCTTAACAAAGAAGGCGCATACAAAAGAAAAATTTACAGAACAACAAGTTCAAGATTTGTTGGAGTGTGCCAACCCCGAGACTGGCTATTTGCATTTTGCAAAACATTTCTTTCATATACAGCACCCTGTAAAAGGAAAGGTTAAATTTGAACCTTACAAATACCAAACAGGATTATTAAGTGCTTACCACAACTATCGTTTTAACATTAATATGTTGCCACGTCAAAGTGGAAAGACTACTTGTGCATCAGCGTACTTGTTATGGTATGCTATGTTTCATCCAGATCAGACTATTCTAATTGCCGCACACAAATACACAGGCGCACAGGAAATTATGCAACGTATTCGTTACGGATACGAATTATGTCCTGATTATATTAGATCAGGTGTTGTAAGTTATAACAAAGGGAGCATTGATTTTGACAACGGATCAAGAATTGTATCAGCTACTACTACTGGTAACACCGGTCGTGGTATGTCCATATCCTTATTATATTGTGACGAGTTTGCGTTCCTTCAACCTAACATTGCTGATGAATTTTGGACATCAATCAGCCCCACACTAGCAACTGGTGGACGAGCAATTATTACTTCAACACCTAACAGTGACGAAGATACGTTTGCTATTATCTGGAAAGAAAGTCAAGATTTCTTTGACGAGTACGGTAATGAAAAGGATGACAAGACTGGACGTAACGGGTTTCATGGATTTAAAGCCGATTGGTGGGAACATCCAGATCGCGATGACGAATGGAAGAAAACTGAGATGGGACGTATCGGTGAAGAACGTTTCCGTCGCGAGTACGGTTGCGAATTTTTAGTTTATGATGAAACCTTAATCAGCAGTTTAAAACTTGCAGAATTAGTAGGACGAGAGCCTGCTTTTAAAATGGGTCAAGTGCGTTGGTATAAAAAACCCGAACCTGGACATGTTTATCTTATAGCCCTGGATCCTAGTTTAGGTACTGGCGGCGACTACGGTGCCATCGAAGTGTTTGAAATGCCCAGTATGACTCAAATAGCCGAGTGGCAACATAACATTACACCTATACAACAGCAGGTTAAAATACTTAGAGATGTTATCAAATACATAGCAGATGAGATAGGAGAAGATAGTTTTAATCAAATCTACTGGAGTGTGGAAAATAATACTGTGGGTGAAAGTGCCCTAGTTGTCATAGACAATCTAGGAGAAGAAACTTTCCCAGGGTTATTTTTAAGTGAACCCTTACGAAAAGGGCATGTTAAGAAATTCCGCAAAGGGTTTAATACTACATTTGGTACTAAAATTGCCACTTGTGCTAAAATTAAATACCTAATCGAAGAAGGAAAATGTACTATAAACAGCCGTACTTTACTAAGCGAACTTAAAACTTATATTGCAAAAGGTACTACTTTTGCGGCCAAAGAAGGGCAACACGACGACCTAGTAGCGGCTTTACTATTAATAGTACGTATGGCTATTGTACTGGCAGAATGGGATCCTAATGTATTTGATAGACTAAAAGTACATAGCGATTGGGCCGAAGAAGAAAATTACGAACTACCCTTGCCTATATTCATATCTACGGGGATGTGATAAATATTATATGGACACAAATCTGAATAAAATAGCCAAGGACTTGTATGGAAAGATTGAAACACGCTTTCCAGACATTAAAATTGGCGATGAAAATGCTGAAGTTTTAAGTAGAAAAGGCGATATTCCCAGAGCACGTTTTTTTGAATTTGAATACGAAGACCGTGGTGTTAAACTTGGTAACGTAACAATTACATTGGACAGAGAAGACGGAGTAGTTGTACAAATTAGTGGAAGCCTAGCTGAAAAAAAACATCCAGGAGTTTTTAAATTTATTCGCGGATTAAGATCATTTGCCAAGGACAGACTATTAAATTTTGATATTCAAAACATAAACAAAGATCAATTAGACAAAAGAGATTATGAGTTCCAAGCGAAACCCAAGGAAGAATTTACCATGATGGAAAGTAAAATGTACGGTACTGCTAAGATCAGTTACCAAGACCTCGGAGAGGCAAGACTGGTAGTTAAACACAGTCAGCCAGTTAATACCGACCTAGCCGCAGGACGTACAATGCATATTGAATCTATCTATGTTGAGAATGCAGATGGTGAACGTTTTAAATATCCGTTTAAACATCTTGCAGGTGCCCGTGCTCTTGCAGAACATTTAAAACATGGCGGTATCCCTTATGATAGTATTGGTAAACATATTACAAGTTTATCAGAAGAGCTAGCACAATTACGCAAGTTTAAAGGTTATGTTGGTCGTAACGAAGCATTAAGTGAGGCAATGGGCGACATCACTAGTAAAGTTATGGAACGCATTGATTCTGTCAAAAAAGAAATTCAACAATTAAGCCGTACATCATACTACGAAGCATTTGTAGAATCATTTGAAGATCATGAAGAACAAATGATTCCAGAGGCAGTAATGGATGATTGGATCGATAGATTAACTATCCGCACATTCAACGAAGAACTACGTACAGCATTTCCATACATCTTTAAACTAGTAAGTGAAAATGATATTCCTGTTAAAGAATTAACACCAGACGATTTATTAGACGAAGCAGGAAATCCTGTACAAGCGGCAATTGCAATTTCTAAAAAGGAATCAGGCAAATACAATAAAGAAGGTAAACGAATCAAAGAATCCCCAGAAGATCAATTCGAATCATTCATGAATCAACTTGTTGCTGAAGATGAAACAACACAACAAGGTGTTAATACATTATTCAGTACAATTCCAGAAATAAGATCACAAGCAGTTAAAAATTTAAAAGATAAAATCAGTCAAGGACTAAAGCCAGGAACCGATGGTGTTAACGCGGCACTTACTTTAAAAGGTATTATCGACAGTGACAAATTTACTGAAAATTATTTAAAAGGTTTATCAGATAACGACAATATCGTTACTGTGTTAAAACAATATGTAAAAGATGTTGCCAACAATGATCCTAAAGCTGTTACATCTGGAAAAAATCCAGGAGCACAGGACGCCGCAAGAGAACTATTGGCAAGTAAAGAATTAGATAATATGAGTTCAGACGCAAGCACTCCTCCAGACATGGGTGCAGAACCAGCGGCTCCAGCTCCAGGTGGCGAAACTCCACCCGCACCTGACATGGGTGCAGAAACTCCTCCGGCTCCAGGCGGTGAAACTCCTCCTCCGGCTCCAGGCGGTGAAACTCCACCCGCACCCGTAGCAGAAAGTGGATTGCAAGCATATCTTGGTAATAAAAAATATGGCAAAGACGGTATGGATCAATTACGTCAGGCTGGGCGTGATCATGTTGGTTCAGACAAAATTGCCAAACTAAAAGCCAAATTAATCAAGGCAAGAGAAAGTGGTGCAGAGTTACATGACAAAGTAGATTTTGGTCATAAAGAAATGACATTGCATGACTGTATGAAACAGTTTAAGATTAATCCAATGGAGTGCGGATTCAAGTCTCCTACTATGAGTAGTTCAGTATCAGATGGTAGTAAATCACCAGGCGAGATGGAAATAGAAAGCAGTATTAGTGGATTCTGGAATAAAGACGCTCCAATGCACGAAGGAAATTTTACCATCGGGCCTACAAGAGTAATTACAAAAATTCTTAAAAGTTATAACAACGGCGAATATCGTCATGCTAAACCGCATGATGTAAAAAAAGTTATTGCTAGAGTTAAACAAATGGATCCACCAAGTAGTGTTAAAGGTATAGAACATAAACCTAATGCACACCCAACTAACATGCCATATTCAGTAGCAGAATCGGACGAACTGGCAAGAATTAAAAAATTGATAGGAATGTAACATGAAAAAAATCACAGAACAACAATTAATCGAATCAGCCCGTAATCTACAAGCTAGATTGAAAGAAGGCGATGGTCCAGGAATCGTTTCAAAATATTTGGCGCATCCTGTAAAGACTGTAGGATCTTGGTTTGGCGCGAACGATTATAGAAATGAAGACCGCAACGATCCTAATGGTAATGAAGGTCAAAAGGTTACAGTCGGGGATGCCAAAATGTGGGGAAAACTAGGATGGCTCGGTGGTAACGGACAAACTGGAGCTATTAAAAATGCAGGAGAATGGTATACTACGCCTGATAACAAGCTAGTTCCTAGTGAAAACACTAATCTTGTATTAAACTTAGAAAGATTAGGAGTAAAATCACAAGGCAGAGATCCTAAAACAACTATTGATCCAAATAATTACAATGCAGGTTCTCCGACCACCCAAGCTGGTACTTATGATCCCGATACCGGAGTAGTAACTAGTGGATCTAATCAGACTAACAGCAGTGGCCAATATGTCGATGCTACTAATAGTAAACCACAGACACAGCAAACTCAAAATCAGTCAAGCGGACAAACACAGAACCAATCAAATGGCCCAAAAGAAGGTGATCGAAAACAATCAAAAAGTGGTAAGGACATAATTTTTAGAAATGGTGCTTGGGAGTACTTATAATGAGACAATGGATTGATTTACTGATAGAAGGTACAAAAGTACCAGCTGATGATTTACCAGATAGCGGCACTCAATCGTCTAGTAAGAGAGTACCAGCTGATGATTTACCAGATAGCGGCACTCAATCGTCTAGTAATAGAGTACCAGCTGATGATGCACCTTCTGGAGGCAATCAATCATCAACAAATACTGCTCCAAAGAAAAAAACTGGTCCAAAAAATCCTAATGTTAAGGCTCTACAAGATGAAATCGTCAAAGCTAGCGGCGATAACAAGATTTTTCCAAAGTATGGTGCAGACGGTATATGGGGAAATGAAACTGCTGGTGTAGTATTCAGCGATCCGAAATATATAGAAATTGCTAAAAAATATGCTGATACAATTCCTCAAGTTAAAAGTATTATGGATGCCAAGGGTGTTGCACAGGATATCGGAAAACGAACACAGGATAGTAGTGACCAATTAAACAAGCAATTTCCTAATTCATCAGCCCAGGCGGCAACTACAGGACAATCTAATTCATCAGCCCAAGCGGCAAACGCAACACCTGAACCTGTAGTTGATCAGGATGCTGGTGCAAAAGAAACTGCTAAAAAATTCGTTGATAACACTACAGCTCCGGCATATATTGACAGCAAAGATGGTATGATCAAGTATATGGATTCATCTAGTAAACAACCTAAAATTATGCCAAGCGATTGGATTCCACAGTATGCCCCAGAATTAGATAAGGCTTTGAAAGATTTAAAAGCAGGAACACCACAGACAACTAAATTTTTATGGTGGAACGTCAATAATGGGACAAAAGTTGATATCCGTGCGTTAGATGCATTAAGTCCTAATGCTAGTAATGGTACTGGATTGAAGATGCCAAATACTAATACAATGAGTCTTGGACAGCAAACTCCATCGGCCGCTGATAATTCAAACGCAACTCAGCCTAATCCGTATAGTCTAGTTCCACCTAAACCGCAACTCAATCCACTCACAAAAGATGTACAAGAGTCAGTTGGATTTGACGAATTACAACGTTTGGTAAGTTTAGTACATCACAGATAATTCGAGTAAAATACTCATATTTCCAGCAAGATTTCACTTGCAAACATAAATAAAAGTGCGTATACTTATGTATATGCACTTTTTGTTTTATCAGGGTTGGTAAAACAATAATAGGCACATAAAAAAGCAAACAGGCTAACAATAGGAGAATATTATGGCAACTTTAGCTGAAATTAGAGCAAAATTAAAATCATCTGAACAAAAAGGTTCAGGAGAACGTACAGGCGGAGATAAATCAATTTATCCGTTTTGGAATCTCAAAGAAGGCGGCGAATCTACACTTAGATTCCTACCAGACGGCAACACAGATAACACATTTTTCTGGGTTGAACGTGCAATGATCAAACTTCCCTTTGCAGGTATCAAAGGCGAATCTGAAAGCAAAAACATCACAGTACAAGTACCATGCGTTGAAATGTATGGCGACACTTGCCCAATCCTTACAGAAGTACGTGGTTGGTTCAAAGACCCAGCATTAGAAGACATGGGTCGTAAATACTGGAAGAAACGCAGTTATATTTTCCAAGGTTTTGTTGTTGAAGACGGACTAGGTGAAAAAGCTGAAGATCAACCAGAAAATCCAATTCGCCGTTTCATTATCGGTCCACAGATTTTCCAATCAATTCGTGCGGCACTTGTCGATCCAGAGTTGGAAGATTTGCCAACTGACTACGTGCATGGCTTAGACTATCGCATGAAGAAAACAAGCAAGGGCGGATACGCTGACTACTCAACTTCTAGTTGGGCACGTCGTGAGCGTCCACTAAGCGATGCTGAAACTGCGGCCAAAGATAAATTTGGATTATTTAACTTGACAGACTTCTTGCCTAAGAAACCAGGCGAAGTTGAATTGAAAGTTATGAAGGAAATGTTTGAAGCATCAGTTGACGGCGAGCCATATGATATGGATCGTTGGGGTCAATATTTCAAACCAGCCGGTATGAGCCAAAATACTGGTGATCCTAACAAGGCAACTCCTAAAGCATCGGCTCCAGTAGCAGATGACATCGATGATGAAGAAACACCAGCTCCAGTGGCTAAGGCAGCACCTGCTCCTAAAGCTGAAGCTAGCTCAGATGCCGGCGGCGATTCACGTGCCCAAGACATCTTGGCAATGATTCGCAATCGTCAAAAGCAATAAACACTTGGCTTGGGCCTCTGCAACCTAGTTGTACGCCCTAGTTATCTTTTTTAGGAGAATTAACTTATGGCTACAAAAGCCTTCGATCTATCGAAATTTAGAAAGACCTTGACCAAGAGTATCGATGGTCTTGGCGTTGGGTTTAACGACCCGACAGACTGGATTAGTACAGGCAATTATACGCTTAACTATCTAATTAGTGGCGATTTCCATCGAGGAGTTCCACTGGGTAAAGTTACTGTATTTGCTGGCGAGTCCGGTGCTGGTAAGAGTTTTATCTGTTCAGGTAATCTTATCCGTAATGCACAAAAAGATGGTATCTACGTTATTTTGATTGATAGCGAAAACGCACTTGATGAAAAGTGGTTACACGATTTAGGTGTTGATACATCAGAAGAAAAACTTCTTAAACTCAACATGGCAATGATCGACGATGTTGCCAAAACTATCAATGAGTTTTGTAAAGAATACAAGGAAATGACTGACCGTCCGAAGGTCCTCTTTGTCATAGACAGCCTTGGTATGTTACTAACTCCAACTGACGTTAATCAGTTTGAAGCAGGTGATTTGAAAGGTGACATGGGTCGTAAACCTAAAGCATTGACAGCACTTGTTCGTAATTGTGTTAATATGTTTGGTAATTTAAATGTTGGTCTAGTTGCTACTAACCACACATACGCAAGCCAAGACATGTTTGATCCAGATGACAAAATTTCAGGCGGACAAGGCTTCGTATACGCAAGTTCTATCGTAGTTGCTATGAAGAAGTTGAAATTGAAAGAAGACGAAGACGGCAACAAGACATCAGAAGTAAATGGTATTCGTGCGGCATGTAAGATTATGAAGACACGTTATGCCAAACCTTTTGAAACTGTACAAATTAAGATTCCATATGAAACAGGTATGAATCCTTACAGCGGTATGGTTGATATGTTAGAAAAACAAGGTATACTTGTACAACAAGGCAACAGATTAAAATATGTTGACCCAACCTCCGGTGAAGAATTCTTATTTTACCGAAAAGAATGGAAAGATGATAAATTAGATATGATAATGCAAAATTATCATTTAAAAGTTAAACCAACAACCATTCCTGAGGAGATAGAAGATAATGTTGACTGAAACACAAATTAGCGATATCTGGGTATTCTTTACTGAGTACATTGATAAAAAACAACTAGAAGCGGCGGCAGAACGATATGTCGATCTACTAGCAGATTTTGGTGTTCCTGACAGAGTCATGCAGGCGGTTACTGGCGTCGACACCATATTAGATAATGCAATAGAATATTATCTTGATGAGGTTGACGAAGAAAAAGACAATGACGATTACGACGAATTGGAGTTTTAATGGGATGGTATTCTAAGGTTTCAAAAGATATTAGTAACATACCAGATGCGGCTGAATTCTTTGAAAGCGAATTAGTTGAAGCTAAGAAAGAATGTAAGATTAGTGGAAATGTTGAACGTGCCGCGGCTGCAATGCCCGGCATCGTTGAACAACGATTCATGCAATTACAGGAAATCGAAGCAATACTAGAGTATCTTAACATTGAACTACGTCGTCTAAAGAGCCAACACTTTCGTAAATACTTAGAGAATTATCAACGTGCTCTTAGTAGCAGAGATTGTGAAAAATTCGTCGAAGGTGAAGCAGACGTAGTCGACTTTGAAAAAATTATCAATGAATTTGCCCTGTTAAGAAATAAGTGGTTAGGTATTACTAAAGCACTTGATCAAAAACAGTGGCAAATTACAAATATTGTAAAATTACGTGTTGCTGGTATGGAAGATGCAAGCATATAACTAATTTGTCCAAAATTATGACCATAGGCCTTAAATAATATGAGGCCTATTTTTTTCTAACCGGTTGACCTTTGAAAAAAGTAAGTGTATACTAACACATATGAACGTAGATACATTATTAAAAAATATTCTTGACGAACCAGACAATTATTCTCAGGCAAATTTGCCTAAAAAAGAGTATAATACTCTGCTGAGTTTATTTTCGTCAATTTCTTCGCATAACTACATCACTGAGAATCAAGGTCGGCTAATTCTTAAAATTCTCCAAGAAAATTCCAAAAAAATATCGAAATTTTCCGAGGCAATTTTTGAAGCCAATCGCGATCCTCAGTGGTCGAAGACGTTCAGAGTGGTTGAACAGGTAAGAAAAATGTATGTGACCACGGACCATGAAGAAAAAATGCTATTGGCCATAGATTTTACATTTTCTTCACAAATTCGTAAAATTTTAGTAGACAACGCTAAAAATATTGAAAACTTTTTGACCAAGGATGATGGTAAAAAATATGTCGCAGACCTAACAGAACGTAATATTGTATTTTTACTTGAACTTCTAAAACCATTCAAATTTGATGTTGACCAACTGATACAAAATCATTATGAAACCATAAAATCTTGGTCCGAAGACGAAATTCGTGACCAATTTTTAATCGGTAATATTAGTAATACCAACTTCCAAAAACACATTACTAACGACTTAGGGGTCGAGACCGCCATTGATCAAAACATAATTATTGACCGAAGTATGCGGTACCAATATCGACCAGAAATTGCCAGAAAAATCGGTGAAAATTTGACCGAAAGTATTGCTCATCGAGAAAAATCAAGAGTATGGGTCAACAAACATGAACACAGTTTATCCGAAATTATTGAAAGTTTGATAAAATTAAGAAGACTACCGTTGCTGGTTGTATTCGATACAATGGTCAATAACAAGTACCTAGAAAATCTCGAAATTTTGTCAGATGCCCTGGAAAAAAATGGAATTTTTGACCACACTGGAATTTATTTTAGATTGGCTAATGATGAATTGGGTAAGAAATTTAATGAATTTATTTCAGAAAAACAGTATAATTATAACTTAACAAATGACACAATCGTGGCCGGTGTAATGAGTGGAAAATTACCGAAATTTTTCCTAAAAAATGCGTGGCGGCCAATGAGTGTAATAACCTTAGATACAAAAATGGGGCTACGTCACGGTAAAACTTCAGTGTATGCCAACTGCTGTGATTGCATAATTGAGTGGGCAGATGAGCCTACAATGTTCGAAGGCAAGGTGATTGGACGATGAGTGTAAAATTAGTAATTCGTGACGAAGTCAACATAAAACTTGAAAATTTGCCTTTAGAAATTCGCAAGAAATTAGTCGCAACATTCAAGTATGAGGATCCTACGGCACGTTATAGACCAGCTTATAAACTAGGTCGGTGGGATGGAAAAGTCAGTCTATTTGGTCTTGGTGGTAACGGTTATTTGAGCCAGTTAGAAAAGATACTTGAAATACTTTACAATCAAAATATTGAAGTAGAGGAAATAGACGATCTCAGAAAAACTAGTAAAATTCAGTTCGAACCGGTGACTACAAACTATTGGGCAGACCAGGGAAAAGTGTGGCCAGAAGGTCATAGATTTGCTGGAGAACCTATTGTACTGCGTGAAGATCAGGTTGAAGTTGTTAACCGTTTTTTCACCAATACACAAGCACTACAAGAAGTTGCAACAGGTGCTGGCAAAACTATTATGACAGCAACGTTGGCGCATTGTGCTGAAAAATATGGACGTTCAATAGTCATAGTTCCTAATAAAGATCTAGTCACACAAACAGAAGAAGACTTTGTAAACGTTGGGTTAGATGTTGGAGTTTACTATGGTGATCGTAAAGATATAGGTAAAACTCACACTATATGTACCTGGCAAAGTCTTAATATTTTAGATAAGAAAAGTAAAAACTGGGATGCTGATCTTGCACTAACATTGGCAGAATTTCTCGATGGTGTCCAGACTGTCATAGTTGACGAAGTACACATGGCCAAGGCAGAAGTGTTGAAGAATTTACTCACACAGAATCTATGTAATGCACCTATACGTTGGGGACTAACTGGTACAGTACCTAAAGATGCGTTTGAAAGAGAACCCATTTTTGCCAGCATTGGCCCAGTGGTCGGAGGCATCAAAGCACACGAATTACAAGAGATGGGAATTCTTAGCAATTTACATGTAAATGTGTTACAACTAATAGACTTACCAGAGTTTAAATCATATCAAGAAGAATTAAAGTATCTTGTCACTAACAAAGATAGGATGCAATATTTTAGTAAACTTGTTCAAGGCATCGCAGATTCAGGCAATACATTAATCTTAGTCAATAGGATTGATACAGGCAAATTATTAACAGAAATGATAGAAGGCGCTGTGTTTATTTCAGGCGAAGTTAAGGGAAAAGATCGTAAAGAGGAGTACAAAGGACATGCAACAAATGACAATAAGATTACTGTGGCGACTTATGGTGTGGCCGCTGTGGGTATTAATATTCCTCGTATCTTTAATTTGGTTTTGTTGGAATCCGGAAAGAGCTTTACTCGCGTTATCCAATCTATTGGACGTGGTATTAGGAAAGCAGAAGACAAAGACTTTGTACAGATCTGGGATGTAACTTCAACCTGCAAATTTGCCAAGCGTCACCTCACAACGAGGAAAAAATTTTACAAGGACGCCAAATATCCATTTACTTTAGAAAAAGTGGACTGGCAAAAATAAGGAATTATGCAGATACTGACATTAGATAATACAACGTTCTTATTGAACAACTTACCAGAAGAAGTGGATGAGAATACACGGTTTGCGGTCCTAGACAATAGTAATCCAGCTGAACCAGATTTTTTCTTTATGCCATTAATCTTCTTGGAAAGTTTCAACGCACCAGCAATGGTATTAAGGATCGGTGACAGCGAAATTGCAATGCCGTTGGATTGGTCAATAGCAGTAGGAGATAGTCAAAGCGGATGCGACATTGAAATTTTACCGTTAACAAGTTTAAATGACAGAGGGTTTGAAGCCTTATGTTTTAACCCATTAAGCTCGTTTAGGGTAGAGTTTAAAAAAATAGAAATAGTAAATTTTTACAATGATGTAAAATGGTACTTTCCTAAAATGAAAAACAGTCAGTTATTAGCAACACCAATTTCACAAGGTGCTAAACCTGATTGCGTATATTTTGTCAAGGAGATATCGAGACAAAATGAAATTATTCAGTTGGATAAATTATTATGACATTACAAGTAGCATATTTTCAACCAATTATTATGGCTATCGACACAGTTCCTCCTGTGGAGTTTAGCAGAATTTATAGCCTGGCAGAAACACTACATGCCCATCCAGAACTAAACGATTCTGGGGAAGATATTCTTAGTATCAGAGGTGGACAACAGGTACATGTATATCCCAATGAACTAGGGTTAGACGTTAGTTGGTTAATTACATGGATTGAAAAAATTTGTCAAGGATACATGGATTTAGTCACAGCACAATCCGGACATCAGGATCTAAAACTTTGTAAACCTGTAGTTGGAAGCATTTGGACCATTAGACAAGAGTCAGGTGATTACCAGGAAATTCATGTACACCCTAACGCACACATTAGTGGAAATATCTATATCAGTGCTCCTGAATTAGACGAGTTAACTAAAAAGCCCAGCGATAGTCAGTTGATTTTTCAGTTGCCTATGAACCGAGACATATCTAAATTTGTTATGCAAGACACTTGGAAATATACGCCAAACCCTGGTAGTGTAATTGTTTTCCCAAGCTATCTTCCGCATACGGTTTATCCTTGGAAAGGAGCCGGGCATAGAACAGTTATGGCGTTTGATGCTAAATTATACCCCATCGACGAGGAAGTAAAATGAATTTAATCCCAGTTGGAATACAAATATATCAAAGTTCAATCTCCGATGATTTTTATAAATTTTTATTAGACGAATATGAAAACCATCTGGGAGATTACCAGCCACTAGAACAAAACGAAAATTTCTGGAATGGCGGTGCAGATTTTAAATTTTTAAAAGAAGAGCATAGAGATTACTATAATAAACAGATTGGTCGTCATGTTAATCAGTATGTTGGTAACAATGATTTAAAATTATCAAATCAGTGGATCAATGTACAAGCACACGATGGGTTCTTGCCTATGCATGATCATTATGGTATATTGTCTTATGTGATTTATCTAAAAGTTCCTAAATTTAGAGCCAATTATTTTTATAAAAAGAAACAAGATATCGGTTATGTTGAGGGTGCTATTCAATTTAATTTTGGATACAAAAATAGTTTATTTCCACCACAGGCTCTCATTCATCCTGAGGAAAAAATGATATTAATTTTTCCGGCAGAGATTCAGCATTATGTTTATCCGTTTAGAGATAGGGAATCAAAGAGAGTATCTATTTCAGGTAATTTTGTCAAAATTAAGGATATCGAAGTCGATGGGTAACCTTAAACCTGGAGCTACTTATATCTATGAACGAGCAGATGGAGTGACCTATGCTCGAGAAGTAGGAGCCGATCCCGATACAAGAACACCAATAGGGTGGGATTATGATCCAGTGAATGGTCACCGCATAAACGACTTTTGGCGGGGTGTAATTGAAGAGGCACAAACCAATCCTGCTTTACAAAAGGCCTTGGATCGTGTTATAATGTTATATAAACTAAGTAAAGAACGTTATGAGTGATAAAATTGAACTTAAAGAAAAAATAGCGTTTGTTGATTTGAACGCAAAATCTGTTTGGGATGAAATGACTCCTGAACAACAAAAAAGTCTTAAAAGCGAATTGTACATTCTTAATCGTTATATCAGTAACGTAAAAAGTAACAAACGTGAAATACAAGAACATTTTGTATTAACAGTTAACGAGTATTTTAACAAGCATTGGAATACTTTACAAAAACATCCTAAGCTACTTTGGCAATTATTGTGCATGTGTAGCTATGATGGATCTACACAATTTTATCATGAATGGATTGGTTTTAAGAAGAAAACTGGTAGTAATAAAAAGACAAAATTCTTAGAAGAATTGATGCCTAATGCCAAACGTGATGAAATTGAAATGTTGGCAGAAATGTCAACAGATAAAGAAATAAAAGATCTTGCACGCCTGCATGGCATGGACGAAGCCACCATTGCTAAAAAATTAAAATGATGGCACTAGCACCGCAACCATATATCTGTCAATATTGTAATAAAGGGTTTATGCAAGAAAAAACCCTGTTTGTACATGTGTGCGAACAAAAACGAAGAGCACTTGCACGTACAGAAAGACACGTAGTATTAGCTTATGATACCTTTAATAGATTTTATCAAACAACACAAAACAACAAAGGTAATAAGACCTATGACGAATTTGCAAAAAGTCCTTATTATAATGCTTTTGTTAAGTTTGGGTCTTTCGTCAGTAATGTTAACCCTTTATATCCTCATAAATTTATTGATTATGTGGTTACATCTGGGGTAAAACTAGATCATTGGTGTCGTGAAGAATTATATGAACAATATGTTTTTGATTTAATTAAACGTGAATCAGTGGAGACGGCACTTGAACGCAGTATCATTCATATGCAGGAATGGAGTGATGCAAATAATGCGCCATGGAATCATTATTTCTTATATGTTAGCCTAAGTCGTGCTTGTTATGATATCAAAGACGGAAAAATTAGTCCTTGGCTGGTCTTGAATAGTGCCAGCGGCAAAGCCATGCTACAAAAATTTAGCGACGAACAACTAGCACATATACAAAATATTATCGACCCACCGTTCTGGGTAAGTAAATTTAAAAAATTACCAGCAGATGTAGAATTAGTAAAACAAGTAGTCAAAGAGAGTGGAATTTAATGCCAGATATCGATATCGACTTTGCAGATAGAACAAAGGCTTTAGCATTATTAAAGCATGTAGACGCACGGATTGATACTAATAAGAAACATAATACTGGTGTGTATTGCACTAGTATTCCGCATAATCCTATCGATGGAATTTCTACATTAGATTATAAAACGGCAGAAGAAAGAGGATATTTTAAACTCGATTTTTTAAACGTTTCAGTGTACGAAGGCGTTAATAGTATACAGCATCTAAAAACTTTATTGAATACGGAGCCTATATGGGATCTATTATTAGAAGACGATTTCGTCAACAAACTGTTTCACGTGAATGGTCATGGGGCAATACTCAGAGAGATGAAACCAACAACGATCGAACAACTGGCGGCTGTTTTGGCAATGATTCGTCCTGCAAAGCGTCACTTAGTTGGAAAAGATTGGAATACCGTGAACTTAGAAGTTTGGCAGAAACCCGAAGGAGATGAATATTTTTTTAAGAAGGCACATGCTGTAGCCTATGCACATGTAATTGTTGTGCAGATGAATTTAATTTGTGAACAATTAGCGAACTTTTCTAACTAATTGAACACTTTTACGCTTGACTCTTTTTAAAGTAAGATTCATTAAATTAACCACAGGACCTAGTAATACTCTTACATCTTTACTGTTAAATGTTTTAACACAATAATTAAAGGGATGAATTTGCTCCCTACAGAATATGTTTATAGGAAATTGACGGTTACTTTCCCACCACCAAGTTTCACCTATTTCTAGGAATTGTGTCTTTTCTTCGGGAGTTTTAATAGCATTGAGATCATAGAAACTAGTGACGTACTGGTCCTGGTTGATTATGATGCCCACGTATTCATTTTCGCCGTAGTTAATGACGCTGATAAAGGGTAAATTTTGTTCGATGTTGTCTCTTAATTTTGCCATAAATACTATTAAAGGTTCTGCCAAATGCAAAAAATCCAAAGTTATTTATATCCTAATAGGATCATTCTATTAGCCGATTTGGCAGGATTCACTGTGGAGAACCGTGTCGTGTACGCAAGAACAATAAAAATTTACAATGGAGTCGACAACGTCCTTGAATTTGACATTCAGAATGTTGATCAAAAGCGTCTCGACCTAACAACAGCTTTGAATAATATTGTAGTTAATATTATGGATCAAGGCGGCAAAGCATTGCCCAACAGCCCATATAACATGAATTTGCAAAGTGTAGCTAGTGCAACTAATGCCACAGTTGTTGCTACTAACGGAAAAAGTTCTAGTACAACTATTACTATTCCAACCGCAAATATCACTGGAACATTTTCAGTAAACTATCAAGTAACTGGAACAAATATCATAGGCCCAGTATTTGTCAGCGGAGTTGCTAGCGATATCGATAGTGCAACTACAACATTAACTGTAACGTTTCAAAGTCAAACAGTTGCTGGTGCTAATGGCTTGTCAATTAATAACATTGTTAAAGGTTTAGGAAATATTGTAATTCCTCAAGAAGATCTTTCAGACTTAGCAGATCAGTATTTGACTTATAGCGTTACAGGTATTGACCCAGCTGGCAATGAAATTATGTTGTATAATGACAGTCAGTTTGGTGCACCTGGTAGAATACAATTGATTGGTAATGCTACTCCAACTTTCAGAAATGAAATGGTTTACGACAGTTTTGTTGGCGAAATCAACTTCATGGGTAATGTTATTAATCATACTCCTGCGATTCCTTGTAAATTTTACGAAGCAGTTCCGATTGAGTATATGAATTTTGAAGTAACTCTAGTAAACTTTATTGGAACAGTTTATGTCGAAGCCACTGAAGACATGACTATTGCAGTTAGTTCGTTTTTAAATAGTCCGCAACTTCAAAGTTACACATTCAATACCGCTACAACTACCACTGTGACCTTTAATAATGTTCCAGTAGCAAGCACTGGTGGGCAATACAACTACATGCGTATCAGTTGGCAGTATCCAGATGTTTGGCAATATGGTAGTCAACAAAACCCAACTTTGACTTATGGTTCGATAACCGAAGTAGTAGCATATTCTTCATAAATCTGTTATAATAAGGCATGAGCCTAATAGCGGATACATTACTTACATACCTGCCTGCAAAGCGTAAACATACTCCAAGTGGTTGGATTGGGTTCAACGCGGTATGTTGTGATGATAAACGACAGCGTGGCGGATTTATTGTTAATCAAGGCGATGCTGTAAGTTATCATTGTTTTAATTGCGGATTTAAATGCAGTTGGCAACCTGGTAGACACATAAGCAAAAAAATGAATGAGTTCATGCGGGATCTAAATATCCCCGATGATATCATTTCGCAGATGAGATTGGAAGCATTACGCTTAGATCAAAATAATACCGCAGAAGTTCGTAATATAATTCCTAAATTTGATATCCGTGCATTGCCCATGGATAGTATTGCGATTACAGACTTATTATCTAACCCTCCAGAAAAACTTATACCTGTATTAGAATACATGGTAAGTAGACGACTTTTTCCTGAAGATTTTCTTTTCTATTGGACTCCAAAAGTTGGTTTTAGTAACAGGTTAATTATTCCTTTTTTATACAAAGGAGAAATTGTAGGCTGGACTGCCCGTGCAGTCAACGATGCACAACCTAAATATTTGTCAGAGCAACAACCTGGGTATGTGTTTAATTTAGACAACCAACACAATGATCGAGAATTCATAATTGTTAGCGAAGGCCCGTTTGATGCACTAAGTATTGATGGTTGTGCATTGCTCGGAGCAGAGATCAAAGACAGCCAAAATTGGCTACTAAGACAGCTAGGTAAAGAAATAATTTTAGTACCAGATAGGGACGAAGCTGGTAAAGCAACACTAGAACACGCACTTGAATATAATTGGTCAGTAAGCATGCCTGATTGGCCCGAAGGCATTAAAGATATCAATGATGCTGTGATTAAACTAGGTAAACTAGCTACGATGTGGTTGATTGTTAGTTCTAAAGAGTCTAACAATCTTAAAATACAACTCAAAGCAAAAAAGTGGTTTAAACATGATTAGTTGGGGAATTTCTGCAAATAGTCACGATGCCGCAATAGCGGTATTCTGTGATGAAAAATTAGTGTTTGCTAGTCACAGCGAACGATTTAGCGGTATAAAAAACGATAAAAATCTATGTCGTGATTTGGTTATGGCCGCAAAACAATACGGAGCTCCTGACCAAGTTTATTGGTATGAACGTCCATTTCTTAAGACTTTAAGACAATTTTATGCCGGTCAAGGTTGGAAAGGTCGAGACAATGATATTGAAATTTACATGGCTCGTTACGAGATCAATGCACCTATAACTTATGTCGACCATCATCTTAGTCATGCGGCTGGTGGATATTTTACCAGCGGATTCGATGAAGCATGTGTAGTAGTTATAGACGCTATTGGTGAGTGGGATACTGCTACAATATGGGAAGCAAAAGGTAGCAAACTTAAAAAGCGATGGAGTTTACGTTATCCACATAGTATCGGATTATTCTATAGTGCCATGACTCAACGTGTGGGATTAAAGCCTAAGGAAGATGAATATATCTTAATGGGCATGGCCGCATATGGTGATCCTAGCAAGTTAAATTTTGACATGAGTCATGATTTTATAGACAATTATGGCAACTTAAAATTTTTACGTAGTTGTCATAGAGGTGTAATGGATTGGCGTCCTGACTTAACCGTTAAAGATAGTTTTGAGATTGCGGCCACTACACAAGAAATTTATGAAGATTATTTTGAGCATTTGTTGATAAAAGCAACAAGGCTAGTTAGTAGTAAAAATCTAGTGCTGATGGGCGGATGTGCGTTAAATTGCCTCGCCAATAGACTAACGGGCAACTATTTTGACAATACTTGGATAATGCCGAATCCAGGAGATGCTGGTAGTGCCATAGGTGCAGTATTAGCCAAACATCCAGAATGGCAAATGACGCAAAATGAGTTTAACCCATTCCTAGGTTACAACATGGGCTATCGTGCAACTAATGAACAAATTGTCGATTATTTAGAAATTAATAAAATATGCGGTGTTGCTCGAGGACGTGCAGAATTTGGTCCAAGGGCATTAGGTAATAGAAGTTTATTAGCGGATCCCCGCGATACAGATATAAAGGATAAAGTAAATGAAATCAAACAACGACAACAATTCAGACCGTTTGCTCCAGCAATACTCGAGGAGTTTGTTGATGAGTATTTTACTATGCCTCGTAATTGGCATAATAGTAGGTATATGCAAGTCATCGCCCGTTTACGGAATCCTGAGCTTTATCCTGCTGTCGTGCATCGTGATGGAAGTTCACGTGTACAAACTGTTCCAAACGATGGATCGCCGTTCAGAAAACTCTTAGAGCTATGGTATGCTCGAACTGGATGCCCGATGTTACTTAATACCAGTTTAAACATTAAGGGTAAACCTATGGTGAATGATCATGCAGATGCAAAGAGCTTTGAACGCCATTACGGTGTTAAAGTGTTTAATTAAAGTGTATAATACAATATGAAACAAAATACAGATTACGGATATGATATACAAAAAGTATATCTAGAAATGATGTTGGCAGATGCCGCCACGTTTAGTAGATGTCAGGGCATTTTTGATCATACATTGTTTGATCGTAGATTGCAGCCGGCGGCTGAATTTATGCATCAGTACATTGAAGAACATTCTGTAGTGCCCACAGAAGAGATTATCAATGCCGCCACTGGTAGCAATTTTAAAGTGCCACATGATTTGCGTGATGAACACTATGACTGGCTACTTAATGATTTTGAAACATTCATTCGACATAAAGGTTTGGAAAAAGCAATCTTAGAAAGCGCCGATTTGTTAGAAAAAGGTGAATACGGTAGTGTTGAAGAAAAGATCAAGTTAGCGGTACAAATTGGTCTGCAGAGAGATTTAGGTACAGATTACTGGCTGGATCCTCGCACACGTTTGATGAAGATTAAAGACAAAAATGGTCAAGTATCGACTGGCTGGAAAGCAGTCGATGACAAATTATTCGGCGGATTTAATCGTGGTGAGTTGAATATTTTTGCAGGCGGATCAGGAGCAGGCAAGTCGTTATTCTTAGCAAACTTAGGTATCAACTTTGCAGAAAAAGGCATGAATGTAGTTTACTTAACCCTAGAACTTTCAGAAGAACTCGTTGCTATGCGTATGGATGCAATGGTAACAGGTATGGCTACTAAGGATGTGTTTAAGAACTTAGATGATGTTGAAATGAAGGTCAAAATGGTAGGTAAGAAGTCTGGTACATATCAGATCAAATATATGCCAAGCGGTAAAACTACAAACGATATTCGGGCGTATTTGAAAGAATATGAAATTAAATTAGGACGTAGAGTCGATGTGTTGTTAGTTGACTATTTGGACTTGTTAATGCCTATGGGTAAGAAAATTAGTGCTGAAAACTTGTTTGTCAAAGACAAATATGTGTCAGAAGAATTACGCAATTTAGCTATGGAAAAGAACTGTGTGTTTGTTACTGCGGCACAGTTAAATCGCGGTGCTGTGGAAGAAGTTGAGTTTGATCACAGTCATATTTCAGGTGGATTGAGTAAGATTCAGACAGCAGATAATGTGTTTGGTATCTTTACAAGTCGTGCTATGCGTGAGCGTGGTCGCTATCAAATTCAGCTGATGAAGACACGTAGTTCAAGCGGTGTTGGTCAAAAGATTGACTTGGAGTTCAATATTGACAGTTTGCGTATCAGCGACCTATCCGAGGAAGATAGTTATGGAAATAACAACAGTCAAAGTGCTGGCAGTGCATTACTTAACACTATTAAGAATCGTCAAACGGTAGCTCAAGAAAACCCAACAGATGGACTTGCTGTACCAAAAGTTCGTGCAGAAGTTGCAAGTAGTAAATTAAGAGACCTATTGAATAATCTTCCGTCTGATGATATTTGATGGTTTTTAGACAGAATAGATAAGTACGTATATAATGGAACTATATCATCTACGCTCAACCGCAGACCCTTTAACTCGTGTAGTTAAAGATGATCCAGTACGTCCTCATATTCCATTAGAGCAACGCATTAATGATGCCGCTGAAATTTTAATCTTAAAAGCAGGGGAAGAAATCCTAGCCGCTACTTGTTTGCAATGGCTTAAAGATATTCCTACAACTGAAGAAGATTTAATCAATATGGACAAGACTAAAGATACAGCAGTATTTTATACCATATGGAGTTATGCACCCGGTGCCGGTGCAGAACTGTTAAAAAGAGCCGCTGAATGGATTTTAGGCGAATACAAAGATGTTAAAAATATTGTTACCTTAAGTCCGCAAACACCTATGGCTCGTCGTTTTCACTTAAAAAATGGTGCAACTGTGCATAAAGAAAACGAAACCACCGTTAATTATCAATATTACCACAAAGAGTAAAAACGGTAAATACTAGTTATAAGGACTGGTATTTATGAGCAAAACCCAACACTCGGTTAAACTATACGGGTATGACGCTGTTAATTTAGCAAAACTAGCCTATGACCGCGGGGACATAGTTTACGATGTAACTAATCAAACAATCCGTTTGATGGATGGATCAACTGTTGGTGGCTATCCTATGGCTACTCAAACTTATGCAAATAATGCCGTTACAACAGCCTTACAGAATTATACCACTACAACTAATTTAAATACGATTTTATCTAATTATGTTCTTACAACAGCGTTAACAACTACATTACAGTCGTATGTAACTAATACTAGTTTAAGTACTAGTTTAAGCAGTTATACTACCACAACTGGTATGAATACTGCTATCTCTAGTGCTGTAAGTACAGAAGTTACTAATAGAAATACTGCTATTTCTAGTGCTGTAAGTACAGAAGTCACTAATAGAAATAGTGCTATTACATCTGCATTAACTACATATCTTCCAACAGCTAATGCAACACTATCCATTACAGGAACATCAGGTTCTCCTGTTTCTTTTAATACAGCTGGTGGTAGTTTGACATTTGCTAGTACTAGCGGAATCTCAGTCGGTGTGAGTGGCACAACAGTAACTATTAATAGTTCTCAAGATTTAAGAACTACAGCAACACCTACTTTTGCCAATCTTAAAATTGGTAATACAACTATTCGATCTTTGGCGCTGGCATTGGCCGCGGCAATGGCGTAAGGATTTGGAATGACAACATTAACACAAATTTTATTAAGAAGAGATACAGCGGCCAATTGGACCGCAGTCAATCCAATATTAGGTGCAGGTGAAACAGGAATCGAACAAGATACACTTAAATGGAAATTCGGTGACGGCATTACTCCGTGGAATACTCTTTCTTATCCTACCCTATTATCTACCCCAACACCATCAAGTGCATTAACAGGAACAACATTACCACCTAACGTAGTTAACTCAAGTTTAACCAGTGTTGGCACATTGCATGGATTATCTGTTACTGGAAATTTAGCTGTCACTGGTACAATTAGTGGAACAATTAGTGCATCGAATGTCAGTGGCACGGTTTCTAATGCTACCAATGCTGTCAATTCAGTGAATGCCGGTACAGCAACTACGCTAGCAGGTGGTGCATCGAATCAATTAGTTTATCAAACAGGTTCAGGAACGATTGCTTATGTAACTGCACCAGCTGTCAGCAGTACATATTTAAGTTGGAGTGGAAGTGCATTTGTATGGGGAACTGTAGGATCTGCCGGTACAGCCGCAACTGTTACTAATGCTTCTCAGCCAAATATTACTAGTCTTGGTACACTAACAAGTTTAACAGTGAGCGGAAATTTAACTGTAGGCGGGACAATTAATGGAACAGTTACTACTGCGGCAGGTGTTGCGGCTAGTGGTATCACTGGATCAGCTTTACCTACTACAATCACTAGTGCGGCTGGTATCACTACACTTGGCAACATAACTAGTTTAACTGCTACTTCATTATCAGTAACTAATCCAATCAATGGAACTATATCGAGTGCAAACATCACCGGAACTTCGTTACCTAACACGATTGTGTCATCTAGTTTAACTAGCGTAGGAACACTGACAAGTTTAACATTAGGCACTAGTGCAGTTATTACCGGCGATTTTGATAATGCCACATTTGCTAACCGAACACTATTTACTACTAAAACTACTAACGCATCAACTGGTATCTATGCTGTACCAAACGGTACTAGTGGAGCCGCTAGCTGGCAAGCATTAAACAACAGTAGTCCGACTAATGCTAGCAAAATTTTAATTGCTACCAATGGTACAACCGATGTGCAGTTAGTGTCTGGAATAAATGGAAGTGGAACATATTTGCCGTTGAGTTTTTACAACAATGGTGTACAACAAATGCAGTTGGCAGTTAATGGTGCGTTGAACTTCACTAACCCAACTATAACAACTGCAAGTACTGGCACTGTGACATTATTCAATACCAACGCTACCACTGTAAATGCATTTGGTGCGGCAACTACTATGAATATCGGTGGTGCAGGCACCACAACTTATATTGGAGCAAATACTGGAAACACAACATTGAGTTTATTAGGAAACGGAACAACCGGTACTGCAACTATAACTACAAACGTTACTTCTGGTACAGTTAATTTATTCGCCGGAGCACAAGCGATAAATATTGGTGCAAGTGGTGGTAGTGTTGCATTCGGTGGATCGTTAACTTCTAACGGTGTTGCCATTCCTACCATAACTACTGTATTAACTTATCAGCTGGCGTTCTAAGGACAAATATGAAACAACTATTAAATTTTCAACCAATTTTTACACCAGGTGCTGGCGGAGTTGGTACATTAAACTTTACAAACTACCCTGGATTCAGTTTCAGTAAATTGTATGGTGTAATCGATACTACACAAAACACTCCTTTATATGTTGCCGGTGCTCCTGGCTTAGGTGCTACAGCAAGTGGATCAATAGTTACGCTGACACTTAATACTAGTACATTTAGCTCAACTGATAAACTAAACGTTTATTATGATACTGCTCCTGGTTTTGAAAGTAATTTCTTAGCAGAATACGGCGGACAAGCCCAAAAAATGCAGGAATCGCTGGATCAGATTCTACAAGAACTAAGAGTAATGAACGTAATTTTAGCACAGGGGCTAAATATTAATGACGATATAGACGGGTTACGTAATGACGTAAACTCTGTCAATAATAACCCGATCAATTAAGGAGATTTAAGAATGTTAATTCAAGGACAAGTAGGCGCACCAGCTGGTTCAAACCAACCAGGCGCTACCCCAGCAATCCGTCAAGGACAATTAGGCGATGTAATCGTAACAGAATTACATGATCGTTTTTATGAGCAGACATACCGTGGTAACACATTTAGAACTGGTACAACTGCTATTATTGCAGGTTCATCGACACACGGTACTGCAACAGGTGGTTCAGCTACACTAGCAACAGCCGCAACAGGTACTCCAATGCTAGGTATTTGGAACCCGGTAACTTCAGGTGTTAACGCTGTTTTGACACAAGCTCAATTTTCAGCATTTTATAATACTGTAACAACACCAACACCATTTGGTGCATTAGTTTGGTATGTAGGTACAGGTAACAGTGCAATTTCAACTGGTCTAGCACCATTCAACAGCAAGACATTGACACAAGCTGGTTCACAAACTAAAGGTTTTGCCGGCGCTACTGCTCTTACTGGTTTAACTAACCCATTGACAGCTTTAGAAGTTGCTGACTTCCAAAGTGGCGGAGCAATACAGCTTGGTACTATTGCCAACACATCAGTTGCTCCAGGATTAACAAGCGTACAAAACTTTGATGGACAATTAATTATTCCACCAGGTGGCGTACTAGCTTTATACAACACAGCGGCTACAACATCATTCAGCTTTGCTGGTCGTTTATTGTGGGAAGAAGTTCCAGTTTAATTAATTAGACTAAACAAAATACCCGTACTAGTTACGGGTTTTTTTGTGACCTTAACAATATTATGTGCTAGTATGGGTTTGATAAATATAAACAAGATACGGAGATTTGAATGGCAAAAGCACAGCTTAGACAATATATTTTTACACCAGTGGCTGGCGCCGGTACAATAGAAATACCTGGAAAATATGATCTACAACAGTTTCTAGTAATTACAAATACCACACGAAACACAATACTTTATAATTTTGCAGATACAACTTATACTGGTACAACTGTTTCTTTTTTACGTGGTATTAACGATATTAGTTTCCCAGACGCATTAGATAACTCAGACGGTGTTACTATTATCACCTTGGCAGCAGGTACAACTACTGGCATGGCATCAACTGATACATTACAGATATTGTATGAACAGCCATTTCAATATGTACGTAGTCCAGAAGTAGGAACCGATGCGTTTGAACGTCAACGTGTTGCTTCTCCGCAATCATTATTAGATGCTGACTTTGAGTATGGTATGCAACCGACTAAGTGGTTGACCATTAGTCAGCAACGTAGTGTTCCTGCAATCTATGAAATTCCAGGAACAGATTTAACAGTGACTGCCGCAACAACAGACGCAAGTTCTGGTGGCGGTGGACTAACTACATCAGAATCAGTTATTACAATTACCACTGCTAGTGTTCACGGATATAGTGTAGGGCAGCCAATCACTATTAGAGGATTTAATAGTGCTTACACTGGCTATGATCGTGCTGAAGGATCTTTTGTTGTTTATCAAATAATAAACTCAACATCGTTTACATACATAGCAAAAGGTAAAGTAGGTTTTACTAACGGTGATAATATTTGGACTGCCTTTATTCAACTTCGTCAGGGCGGGTTTTATAGTGGATCGAATATAAATGCAGTCCTTAATACAACAGCAACAGCAACTAGTGGTGTAACTTATCAAATTACACTTGGCTCAACTACTGGTATGACTCAAGGTAGTCCTATCACGTTTAATACTATCAATACCAATGCATTTGCAACCAACGCATCAACTGGTTATATTTCTGTTGGAACTACTGTTGGTATGGTAACCGGTATGCCTGTGACATTCTCTGGAGCACCATTCGGAGGATTATTAAATGGTGTCACATATTACATAACTGGTATTATCAACACCAGTACGATTACTATAAGTCTTGCCAGCGGTGGGTCTAATTTTACACCTTCTGCTACGGTTAATGGTGGTAACATGGCAGTTGTTGGAGGCGGCAACTTTGGCAATCTAACTTCTGGTACACAATATTATATTTCAGGTATTAGCGGTAATCAAATTACAGTTAGTTTACAACAACAATATACTACAACAATTACTGGTACCAATGCGTTATCCAACGGAGTTTATTTTAGTAACTATATTTTAAATGGTGTATCTGTTGGCGGCACTACTAACATGGTAGTAGGTGAAACAGTCAGTATCAGTGGTACTACTATTGGTAACTTATTAGCTGGAACATATTACATTTATGCAATCTTAGACAGTAACTATGCACAATTAAGTCTTACTAGTCCAACCAGTTTAAACGGACTAGTACTAGCAACTCAAACTACTGCTGTGTATTCTGGTAGCCCAATGAACGTAACTGTTGGTACAAACGTAGTCTTAACTAACAGTACAGGATATTTGTGGGCGGTAGCTATTTCTCCTCCAACAATAACATATACTACACCTAGTTCTGTTGCCAGTTTTGCTGGAACAATTTCAGGAAAAGTTTTAACAGTTAGTTCTGTGACAAGCGGAGTTCTTGCTCCTGGACAAGGATTGTCTTCTGGTACTGCTACAGTTCCTAGTGCAACTTCTATCATTATTCAATTGACTCCTACCGGCGCAAGTCCTGTAGTAAGTCCAACTTTAACTGCTGGCGGAACAGCAGGTACATATAGTTTTACAGTAAACAGTCCTACAAATATTGTAGTTGGACAAATTGTGTCAGGAACTGGTATTCCTAACTCAACATTTGTTACAGGCATTGTTGGTAGTGTTATTACTTTATCCAATGTGTTCAGTAGTGCTGGTTCAGGTACTTATAATTTTTATACAGCATACCAGCAAGGTACTTATAGTATAAGTCAATCGGCCACAGTAGGATCTAGCAGTACATTTTCAGCTGTTAACGTCAATCCTACCATTACAGTTAACACAACAAGTCCGCATGGATTTACTCCAGGTGAAACAATCAACGTTGTAGTAAATAGCGAAAACGGAACTAACAACAATACATTAGCAAATGGTCCTTTCTTCGTTGAGGCAGTAACAAGCCCTACAACATTTACATATACTGCTCGCGGTGCAGGAGTTATAACCGGTACAGTTTCTGCTCAAATTTATGCTCGTCCTGATAGTTTTTATTCACATAGACCGTTCGACGGCGGAGTACAATTAGGTACAGGTGGCCCAGCTTATGCAACACAGGCCATCCGTATGAGCAAGAAATACATACGTTATCAATCAGGTAAAGCAATTAACTTTAATACTGGTTTACTAATGGCACCAAATTACTTTGTACGTAGTGCAGTTGCTACAGGTCAAAATTATGCTACAGGGTTGTCAATCACTGTGGCTAATACTAACGGATCTGTTGTAATTACTAGCGGTACCTATGTACAAGGACAGGCATTAATAATATCAAACGTATCATTAAATGGTGCAGTGGGATTAACAGCCGGTACATACTATATTGCAGTTGGCGGTACTGGAACTAGTATTACACTAGCCAGTTCTTATGCAAACGCCATGGCAGGAACAGCAATTACATCTGTTACCCAATCGGGGTCTCTGACTGCCACGGCTATATTAACTCCAGTATTAACTATCACAACCGACGACGTAGATCACGGTTGTCAGCAAGGTACTAGTGTAACACTTAGTGGTATTATAACAACAGGATACAATGGTACATATACTGTAGTCAACATTATCGACGAACGTACATTACAAGTGTTAGCTAATCAAACGTTAGGTGCACCTACTGGATTAATTGGTGCCGCAATTGGCGATCCTTGTTTATTAAGTTTAAACAACTGGTATGGTGCAGTAGTGCGTTCAGGCACATACGACGAACAAAATGGAGTATTTTTCCAGTATGATGGCCAAGTGGTCAGCGTGGTCAAACGTTCTAGCACATTCCAGTTAGCAGGTACTTTTTCTGTTGTGATTGGTTCAGGACAAGTTATTGGAGTTAACACACGTTTTACAAGTCAGTTGTTTGTAGGCGACAAAATTGTTATACGTGGTATGAGTCATACCGTTATTCAAGTTGTTAGCGATACTTTAATGTATATTAACCCTCAATGGCGTGGATACAGTAATGCACAGGGTATTAAAGGTACAAAAACTGTAGATCGTATTATTCCACAAAATCAGTGGAACGTGGACCGTATGGACGGATCCAACAGCATATACAACCCAAGTGGTTATCAAATTATTCCAACTAAAATGCAAATGGTGGCCATGCAATGGACATGGTATGGTGCTGGATTTATTGACTGGATGATGCGTGGTCCCGAGGGCAAATATGTAACTGTACATCGTTTGCGTAACAACAACTTAAACAACGAAGCTTGGATGCGAGCAGGTAACATGCCGGTACGTTATGAAGTGCAAAATGAAGGCGCCCGTAGTTTTATTGTTGGATCAAGTCCACTGGGTGTTAGCGATACAACTGTAACTGTATTTGATTCTACATATTTCCCACTGCCAACACTAACAGCCTGTACAATTTATATTGACAATGAATTGATAACTTATAAAGGTAAAATTAATACACAAGCCACAGCTACCAGTGCAACGGGTAATACTGTAACAGTTGGTTCAACTACTAATATGGCTGTAGGACAACCTATTGTGTTTATGAGTTACAACAGCAACACCAACAACTTAGGTAACATACAAGTCAACACTACTTACTATGTAAACACAGTTATAGATGGTGCTACTATCACCCTGGCCACTAGCCTAGCCAATGTGGGCGTAACTGTGATGACTCAAGTTAACGCCGCGGCCACTGGCACTGTTACATCGTTGACCATTAATGCGTTGACAGGATTAACTCGAGCAGTTACTATAGTGCCATGGGCAAGTGGTGGTTATAGAACATTTACAGCAGGTGCAGCCGCAAGTCATGCAGTACAAACTGGTGTAGTATTGGTTAATGGTTGTGCCAGTCCTATTGTCAGTCACTGGGGCGCGGCATTTATTGAAGACGGCGGATTTGATGCAGACCGTTCATACATTTTCAACTATCAGGTTACCAACGTTCCGCTTACAACTAAGAAGACTACAGCGTTTGCTATTCGTCTAGCACCCAGTGTAAGTAATGCCTTGTCAGGCGATCTTGGAGCACGTGAACTCATTAACCGTGCTAGTTTCTTGCTACAACAGCTGGAATCATCATCTGGTTCAGGTGGTACTAACGCGGCCATTGTGGTTGAGGGTGTTATTAATCCTAGCAACTTCCCTGCTTTGACCAACGTCAGCTTTAACAGTTTAAATTCAGCAGTTAACCCAACTGGACAGCCAAGTTTCAGTCAAGTGGCATCTGGTACCAGTATTATTTTCAGTAATGCTGTCAACAACTATCTAGTATGTCCAATATATGTTCCGGCTGGCACTAGTGCTATACCTTTGATTGGTAATCCAACCAGTACAACAGTACAAGTGGGTGACGACGTTTATTTCCCAACCAGTACTGCATCACTGTATGGTTTGACCAAAGTTTCCAGTCTAGTAACAACTTCTGCTGGTATTACTGCCACTATATCTAACACAACAACCTGTAGTTTTACTGCCAACTTTGCCGGTAACGTTATGACTATTACCGCAGTGGGTTCAGGTACTGTTACAATAGGTATGTTGTTGACTGGTACTAGCTTGGGTTCAGGTACTTACATTACCAACAACATTACTGGTACAGGTTCTGGAGTTGGAACTTGGGGTGTATCAGTTACACAGACCATTGGTAACGTGACTGTGACAGGTACCGCAGTTATCATGACAGTAACAGGTACTCCAAGCGGTGTGGTTACAGTGGGTAGTTTGTTGGCAGGTGGTAGTGTCAGTGCTAACACATATATTATTGCCAACGGATCAGGTACAGGCGGTGCAGGTACATACTATGTCAACGTAAGCCAAAATACAACCACAGCAACCACAGCAATTTACTATGGTATTACTATTAACCAAGCATTGTTGGCTCCGGTTATTTTATACGGTGGTACTGGTACAACAGTTCAGTGCAGTCGCGGTACATACGCACTGCCTGGCGAAACTGTGTTTTCCTACATTAACTCACCAGCCAACAAGGACGCATTGGATTTGAGTAACTTGAAAGAACTTACCAATACTCCAATTGGTGGACGTGGTACATATCCCAACGGGTGTGATACTTTGTTTATTAATGCTTATATTACACAGGGTGCTCCAATTTCAACCAACTTGGTTCTACGTTGGGGCGAAGCTCAAGCCTAATATGATAAAAAAGCACCATTCGTGGTGCTTTTTTTATGGCTGGTGTAAATATTTGTATGTATGCTAACCCCAGGGATTACTTCCCAGACCAGCACAACTTTGAATTCATAGCTGATATTCAATGGCCAGGTACTCATGGCCAGCAATTAGATTGGATTACGGGTGTAACCAGTATAGAACACTGGCTGTTAAACTACACAGGTCCCAAGTATCAGCGTTGGGCATGGCACTGGGCACAGGAGTGTTACCACGTGGGAGTGGCCTTCAAGTACGACAAACATCGTACACTGTTTTTACTTACCTGGACCTAGTTGCTGTTTGATCCACGCAGTACGGTCAAACCAAATGTTAAAGCTGATGACCTTGCGTGTGTCGTCTGTTGTGTTTTTGGTAACGCCATGACGTAGCCATCCAGGAAACAGTAAAATCATACCTTCAACAGGACGCATTTCAAAACGATCACCCAGATCTGTAAAAGCCAAACTGGTATGTTCTTGTCCAGGGCGTTCAAAGTAGATATTGCCATCATCCCCGGTGGTTTGATAGTAGTAGACTCCGGCAATGTCAGCAGTTCCATGATCATGACTGGCACTGAAATCATTCCTATTGTACTCAGCTAGCCAACTGGCACGATCATGAGCAATCACAGTGAAATCTAGCTCACGACAGTATTCAGCTAGATGATATTCAAGTTCAGCCGCAAACAAGTCCAGTTGAGCTGATGCTATAACGTCATCAAAGTAGGTAACAGTAGTGATAGGATGTTGATCATCCAGCTCACCGGAATCAGCCCATGTGATTCGATTCTGTGCTTGCTCAAGTTCCTGGGCCAAACTGGCAGGATCGCTGGCACGGCTCATGTATAGGGGAATGGGGAATAAGTTGTGTATCATGCAGATATTTAGCAGGCCATCAGGCCCGGCAGAAAATTTTATCGGCGAAGCTGAAAGCGGAAAAATTTCCAGTAGCCTACGCGAAGCGTAGCGGACAACGCAAGTTCTGCTAGCTGTAGCCCTGGACGAATAAATACAGTATGACGAAAAAAAGCCTAGATTCAATCATAATGGAAGACTTCTTGTACCGTATATGGACCATAGAAGAACAAGCCCGCACCCTAGCTGAAAAGCGGAAGAGCCTACG